ACATGAGTCTCTGCTTCTATGTGCAGATGTACCTCATTCTTTTTTGATATAATCAAATGACTCATAATCCTATACCAATGTAGGATTATTTAGAGTCTTTATTTTTCGCTCATTCCTATAGGTCCTTTTCCCTTTTTAATATTTGCCATTCTCTTTTGATTATCTTTTATAGATTGTCTTATAGCACGAGAATGTGCTTTACTCTGTTTAATATCTACAGATTGCATATAAAGATCACCTGGATTCCACTTATGTGGTTCAGTTTTTCCAGTAACAGGATCTTTAGATACAGTACTCAATTCTGCTTTAGTTTTCCTAAACATAGGAGTTGGTTTCCTACCAGTCTTTTCATAATCAGTTATCTTATTTGATTGCCCAGATCTTCTTAATGCTTTATTCCCACTTCCTCTACTACCAACAACAGAACCCATAGGTCCTTTAGCACCTTTACCACTTATTTTACGCAGATATTCACCACCTTTAAGATTGCCTTGGAATTGAAGATCCTTTGTTGCAGTATCAACTCTACTAGCAGTGCTGCTACCTAAAGGTTTTACTGTTGCATTAAATCCACTATTACTTGGATTAGATACTTGAGATTTAGCTAAAAGATTCTTTGCAGTATCTTTTGTTTGACTACTTCCCTTAACAGTTTTCTTTAATAATTTTTTCTCAAATTTAGCTGTAGATAATTTCTTTACCGTAGACTTAAATTTTGGAGCATAATTAACTGCTGCCTTGCGAAGTCCTTTAGACCCAAACTTTGCAAGAGCACCAGCAATACTTTCATTAAACTGATAAAAGGTTTTCATCCTACAATGGTATCAAACCATTCTTGTGTCATACCAGCAATAATCTTATCTGCTGATTCATGATCTGCTGCATACTTCTCTTCAATAAGATGTTCTACAACTTTTTTATAATTTTCGTGGATTATTTTTGATTCTTTTGGAGTAGGTTTCATCTTCAATATTAGATCTACTCATATATTTATAATCTACATTCCTGCTTGGAACTTATTCCATTCGATTGCGTTCTTAATTTGAAATGTTCTATTAGAAACATTTTTAATAATCTCTTCTAAGAACTTTAATGTGGCATCATAATATCTTATCTTAAGATCTATCTTTGACATCTTTTCATCTGCTTCCATATGTCTCTGAATAGCATCCTTTTCTCTTACCTTATACGGAAAAGGTTCTTCAACATATACTTCTGCTGGTGCTTTACCTGTATAGAAATTATGTCTTTCTAATCTTATTTTATTATATTGTTCTCTTGCCTTTTCACGCAACAAAGTAACGGTATTATAAACTGTATAATACTTTGCGTGTAATTGGGGAATCTTCAGTGATTCATCATGTAGATTATCAGGATCAATGACAGCATCACGCTCCCACATTTCCTGAATTTTATCAAGATTCATAAACTACTTGTAAGATCGTATATAGTATACTTGAAAGATGCCTCTGCTGTAAAGTATTGAACATCAGTATTAGTTGCATCAAAGTCTAGTGAAGATAATGATATTGGAAATAGATCTGTAAATTTAACCTTTGCAATCTCTCTAAGATTGCTATTTAATATCCTAAGAGTTCCATCACAATATTGTTCTTTCATATCTCTTTGATTTGCACTATCTGTTGTTAAATCTCTAAATTGTGCTGGTGACTCTGAAAATCCTAAACCTGTTAACCAATTATAAACTGCCATATAATTTTCCATATTCTCATCAACTAAGAATCTTAATGTAAAATCACCATAAGTTAACTTTTCACCAGGTACATCGATATCTTTTAAATATGTTGGTTGCTGATCAATTGCCAAAGATAACTCTGGTATTCTAGCACTATTAGAGAAAAAATCAACCTTTGGATACTTAGACAGGTTAAATTTAAAACCTATGCCAGATAGATAATTTCTATTTTGTATTTGAGTTACAAAAGGTCCAGATGCAGCCATTATTATTTTTTTAACTATTTAGATTCATTCTACTAGTATATTAAATGCCAATGATATTCTATCTTCATCAGTTTTATTGACTCTAACCATATGATCTATAAATCCAGGAAATAATAATAACATACCTTCTTTGGGTGGATATGCATAATAACCTCCACCTTCATATCTTTGATTAAAAAAGAAATCTCCTTCAACTAATGGTCTTGGATCTTTAAAACCTATATCTCCACAATCACCAGGTGGAACTTTTATATAATAAACTCCCGAAAAACACAACCCAATATGATTATGCAATTCATTATAAGAATGTTTTCCATTAATATTAATCCATGATGTTATATCAACAATATTTTCAATCGGTTTTATTAAATTAATTTCAGATAATAATTCAACTATTTTATTTAAAACTGGATGATAATCTACAGCATCACCATAATTAAATGCTTGACTCTGCCATCCACCTTGATTTGATACTACAACTCCAGGTTCAAAAGATTTTAATGCATATGCACATTCTTCCATCAGTCTATTATCAATATCATCTATTTGATATTTCCATATAGGTGTAGAGAATAATAATTCTGGTTCCCAACTCATTATATTATATCATTTACTACTAATTATAGCACATAAAAAAAGAGGATCCCGAAGGATCCTCTTGAAATAGAAAGATATAAACCTCTTTCTTACATAAGGTTAGTGACCTTAACTCTTCTGTAGTAACGGTTCTTGTTACGAGTAAGAACACCAAGTCCTTGGTTAGTTGCATCCCCTTGTGAGAATGGGTTCTCGACAATGCCGTAGCGAGTCTTGAATCCAATTTTTGGTTGGAATGTATCCTGACCAACTGCACGAACCATCTGTAGTGGAACATATGGGCAGTAGAACAGTCCAGCGTCATAAGGTGAAGAACCCTTGTAACCGATAACATAGTACTGGTTAGCAGATACGTTAGCAGAATAAGGATCGATGTATACTCTATACTTACCTTGTAATACACCAGCAAATGTATTGCCTGTGTCATCTACATTAAGGTTAGCATTAAGAGCAGGTGTGTAATCGAGAACACCAGCCATTGTTAGAGCAGAAGCAACGTCTGCGGAACAAAGGATCATGTTACCCTTTCCACGACGAGTTCTTTGGGCGATAGCGTTAGCATCACGCTCTATCTGGAAGATAAGTCCCTTGAACTTCTCAACTGACCATCTACCGTTTGAATCGGTATCAAGGTCGAATGTACCAGCAGTAGCAACATTTGCTTGAGCACCTGGTTCAGCAACATTGTAGATAGTTCTGATAACTTCTCTGTTGATTTCCGCAAGGATCTCAGTAGAAAGAATGTTAGCAAGTTCTGCTTCTGCATTCAAACCGTGGATTGCCTTGAGGTCTTGAGCAAGCTCTAGTGAGTACTCAGCTTTCAACGCACGAGATTTCGCAGTAACTGTTACTTTCTCGATTGAGAATGCCATCTGGTTGAAATGATCACCAGTGCCATCTCCTAGATCTTCAGCAGTATCAGTACGCATACCCTGACCAACGTTATAGTCAGTAGCGTTTCCTTGAGCAGCAGTAGGATTAAGAAGTCCTGGATTAGATCCCTGCTGTGCAGTTGTACCTAAACCAACAGTTGTGTTAACATCACCTGTGTCAACATCGAATCCATCATTCTGACCAGAGAATGCTGTATCTGCTTCGTTGAATAGTGCTTCTGTTCCGCTTTGAGTCTTGTAACGAGATCTCATTGCGAAGATAAGTCCAGTTGGACCATTCATTGGTTGAACACCAGCTAGGTCATATGCGACCAAGTTTGGCATTGAGCGTCTAATCAATGAGATTAGAACGGGGTCGAAACCAGCAACAGGACCAGCATCAGTTGCATTAGCAGAGAAACCTGCTGCACTAGAAGAAGACTGGGTGTTTACGTTAGGGGCTTCTGAAAGGAAACTACGCTCCTCTCTTAATTCTTTTTCTTGGTTTTCAAGCAAGATTGCGGTTACGGATCTTCTATGAGCGTCCTTGATTGGATCAATTCCATCATAGTCGAGAATTGGTGACCACTTTTCCTGCAAGTACTCCGAATTGTACATTTGCATTTGAGTTTTTACCTCTTTATTTGTTTGAAATTATTTAAAAATCACTTTTTAGCACTTCTTGAAAGTGTATTCAAATAGGCTTGCATCGCTGGAGCGTACTCTTGCGGTGCTACTTCGTCAGTAGATACCTCTTCTGATAAATTTTCAGAGGTGCTTTTTGGAGTGCTAGTCTTAGTAGGGAAATAAGATTCCTTCAAAGTACTAACTTTCTCACGATAGTCTGACTCACTTTCAAACTCAACATTCTCGGCAAGAGTAGCAAGTTTTTCCTTCTGAGTGTCTGCAAGACCTTCAGCAACATCTGCAAAAATTACATCTGCTGTGGATTCTGCTAATCTGGAGTTGAGAGCCATATTTCTCTCAATTTGCTCATTGAGTTTATTCTCCATTTCATCAAGCTTATCTACCATGCTATTAAGCACATCATATTTCTCTTCAGGGATTGTTACATAATGTTCTTCAAATAGTGACTTCATACCTTCCATGAAGGATTCAGTCATTTCTGTTTTAAGACCTGCTTCTACTTGCAGAGCGTTTTCTTGGAACCACTCGTCTGCAACGTATTCAAGGT